ATTTATACATTTACATACGAAAGGCAATACAATGAGCAACTTTGAATCACTCAAACGCAATCGTTCTAGTTTAGAAAAATTAACAAAAGCGATTGAAGCAACAACTCAATCAACAACCGAATCCGGTTCCCGAGAAGATACCCGTTTATGGCAACCCACAGTAGATAAAGCTGGTAATGGCATGGCTATTATCCGTTTTCTACCAGCACCAGCAGTAGATGGTGAAGACGCATTACCATGGGTTCGTGTTTTCTCACATGGTTTCCAAGGTCCAGGCGGTTGGTATATTGAGAACTCTCTCACAACACTTAACCAAAAAGATCCTGTTTCAGAATATAATTCTACATTATGGAATTCTGGCATTGAAGCTAATAAAGAAATCGCTCGTAAGCAAAAACGAAGATTAAATTATGTAGCAAATGTGTATGTTGTTTCTGACCCAAGTAATCCTGAAAACGAAGGCCAAATTAAGATTTATAAATTTGGTAAGAAAATCTTTGATAAGATTACTGAAGCGATGAATCCAGAATTTGCGGATGAAACACCAGTTAACCCATTTGATATGTGGGAAGGCGCTAACTTCAAATTGAAGATTCGTAATGTTGAAGGCTATCGTAACTATGATAAGTCAGAGTTTGCTGAGAAGTCAGCTCTGCTTGATGGTGATGATGCTAAACTTGAAGCATTATGGAAACAAGAGTATTCATTAAAAGAATTCTTGGATCCAAAACACTTCAAACCTTATGAAGTATTAAAAGCTCGTCTTGATAAAGTTTTAGGTTTTGAAGGTGAAGTAGCACCAAGAACTAAAGCTGAAGATGTAGTCGTTGAGAACTTTAATGATTCAGCATTAAATGAGATTGACGCTAAGATTGCAGCTGGCGGTGATGATGATTTGGATTATTTCAAGTCATTAGCAGACCAATAATTTAGTCTTACTAAAGAAAAATACCCGCTCAGGCGGGTATTTTTTTAGGCCACTCCAACCAATAATCTACGAGTAAAGTCTTCATCATAAGCAGAACCTGGTGTTCCAACTTGACCACTACTTGTTGTAGATACTTTGGTTGATGAATCACTATTGATAGTAACTTCACCGGTAGATTTAAGAAACTCACGAATCATAGTTTCAAATTCAGCTGAACCTTCATTTAAGAATTTACCAATATCATTCATAGATGGAACAGCGGATGCAGCTGAAGCTAAAGTTGTGCCTCCATCAGTAAATATTTGTCCTCTTTCAAGTTCCGGTTTCTTACCAAGAGCAATTTGTGTTCGTTTTTCTATTTCTAATTCTTTATTAGCCGGTCTTTCAACATCTCTGACAAAAGCTGCAACAGCATCATCAATCGTATTAGACTTTAAGAAAGCTTCAGATTTTTTAGCAGCTGCAATCGCTAAATCAATATTATAGTTTGGGTCTTTAAGGTTTTCAACAGAATGTCCTGTTCCTAATCCACCGTCACGATTCATCTGAAATAGGCCAACACTATCTTCACCTCTGGTATTATGAGCATAAGGATTTAATCCAGATTCAGCGATAGCATTTGCTACAGCAGCTTCAGCTTGAACATCATTAAATCCTGCAGCTTTGAATTTACTACGAATCAATTCAGCCATAGATTCAGCATCAGTTGATAGTTGTATTGGTTGTGTTGATATTGGTTTAGTTTTTGTTGGAGAAGTGTTTTGGCTCTCTTGCAATTTACGCTGAAAATCTGGAAGTTCAGCATTACCCAATTCAGGTGAGTATAATAATAAACCTGTGCCTACATTTCCTCTGGTCAATAATCTACCAATAAATCCTTTAACGCCTCCAGCTTTTGGTGTGGTTGTTCCACCTCTGCCACCTCTTCCGCCTTTAGTTTTTTCACCTTTTCCACCACCTTTACCGTCTGGTGTAGTATCGGGAATAACATCAGGTATTCCCATACCACCAGCGAGGCGAGAAATTAAACGATACATGAAAACTTCAAACGCAATAAGTGCTGTTTTAACTGCAAGGAATCCACCAACAACCACTAAAAGTCCTGTTTTTAGATTTTCCCAATAATCAGCACCAAAAACAGATTTCATAAATTTATCTAAAGTTTCATTTACAGATTTTCTAAATTCTGGATCATTAAAATATTTACCTATACCGACTAAAAGACCAGCAATTAAACCACCTTTAAGCAAAGTTGTTAAAAGACCATTTAATACTCCAGCTAAACCACCTTTGAAACCAGAAAATAACCAACCAAATAATTTTGATAATATACTTTCTTTTTCTTGTGCTTTCATTTCAACTTTAGTTGGCGATTTTTTACCAAATCTAGCTTCTAAAGCTTCTTCTCTTTCTTTCTGTGACATAAAGAATGATTCAGCTCTACTCGTAGGTTTGCCACCACTCATTTTAACGAGTTTGATGATATTCTTTTTCATAATATCAAAATCACGAGCCATTAATGGCAAAACTAAAGTATTTTTACTTGTTTGTTTTTGTTCTAATCTTAATTCATCTAACTTATCGGTAATGAGTTCAACTTGACCTGATGATATAGTGCTACTTGAGGTTTTTAGAGTTGATGTATCTTTAGCCGTTTTAGCTTGATATCCTTTAACACCAGGAAATAAAGCTGCCATAACGCCAGTTCTACTAAACAGGTAGTTGCGAGGGTCTATCCGTTCTAGTGTTCTTTGGCTGGCGGCTTTACCTAATGAACTAAAAACTCCAGCTCCTTGTTCACGCTGAGCTTTAACTATATCTGTAAATGTTGCACTCATATTTCTTTATCTCTTGTTTAATATTTTTTGTTGTTGAAGTTTTTCATTTTCTTCTTTAATATAATTAACCAACAAACTAACATAGATGTTTTTTTCCCACGGCATCATATGTTCAATGTCTTCTAAACTATATTTGTGATGTTGCATTAGTGCAAAATTTGTTTCAAAATAGTTTTTCAGACTATCATAACGAAAGGTTATACGAAAAAACTTTGTAGGCCTTCTACTTTAATATTTTCGTGATAACCACATTTCTTACATGCAAAATCTAACTCTTTTTTAATCTTTGGCATAGTGTCAAAGAATTCTTGAACTTTAGCAAATTGGTCACGAGTTAAACTTTCAACAAAATCAGAAAGCTCTTCTTTTGGTATATCTTTAGCATAAAATATAGAATCTTCGGTATAAACCGATTCAATACAATTCAAAAGAATGTTCATCAATTTTTCAATTTCACCACCTTCAACTTTAACATTGTCTTCAACCATTTTGAAAGATGGATATTTCATTACGATACCCATATTTGGTGATAAAGCTATCTTTGTGGTGTGAGTTTCTGAAATTTCTGGTTTAATGTCTAAAACATTAACTTCTAATTTAACGACATTACCACAATCTTTTTCTTCACCAGATTCTTCATCTTTTACTTTATTATTACATTTATATTGTAAATCTACAATTTCACCAACCGACCTTGCTCTTAAATTCAAAAAGAAATATTCAAGGTCTGTAATTGGTAATGTTTCAATATCTACATTATCACTTAAACAACAATTAGTAATAATTTGTTTAATAGCTATCATAGTAGAATCATCCGTATCTGATTCCATAGCCATCATTAATATCTTTTCTTCTTTTACTAAAAACGGTCTGAACTTGACCTTCTTTTTAGATAACGGTAAATCCAATTCATAAATTGGCACATCAATTTTTGGTAACATAATAACCTCGCTTTATAATTAAAATGGTAATCTGGTTGTAGCTTTTCCAAACGGTAATAGTCTTGTAGCTGCTGATCCAAATAAAGCCGTAGCTGCGGATCCCAAATCATAACTTCCTTCATAGATTGTTCTATATCTCTGATAGGCGAATTGAACAGATAGACGATGAAAACCATCTTCTGACCAATTCAATGCTTGTGATGCTACTCCAATTGGAAAAGCATCAATCAATTCTACTGCATAAATCTGACGAATAAATTCATCATATTGAATAATCTTTATATTAGTCATGTATCTTGTAGTGTCGCCTTTAGGAAAGCGAAGATTATTCGTATCTGACGGATGAATAGCTTCCATCCAACGGTCAAATAGTTTTCTTTCATAGAAATCATTGGTACATAAAAAAGTAAATGTTGAATCTGTATATTGTGTTTGATATGGCACTTTGAATGATGGGCCATAAATCTTTACATCAGCTGTTTGTAGTGTTTTACCTGGTAACTCTGCACTTTCACATTGTAACGCCAAATAACGAGATATTGATGGATTTGATGTTTTTGATTGTTCGTTTTCTGCACCACCACGACCTAAAGCGGTGTTAATAGCATCACTCACATCATTGAATACTGAATTAGGAAAATTCAATATCTTTTCAATGATTGAATTACTTACAAAGCTTCCAATGTATGTTGGAATAGGAAGAACAACTTCAAACCTGGATGGTTTAGCTAAGCCGTCTTTTGCTCTTACATTAGATAAGAATAGATTAGGTGAAAATGCCATTAAAATTGTTCCTGTGATTCAGCATGAACTTTACTGGTTGAAGCGCCAACGAAACTTTCCATCGGTAACAAAGCTGCAATATCCCATTCGTCTGCTGTTATTTCTAAAAATCTTGATTGTATATGACCATACAAATACCTTTTAATACATGGTGTGGCTTCAAATACCCTTGAAGCATTAGCTAAATATTTGTAATTAAGTCTTAATCTTGTTCTTTCATCATATGTCTTGTTAGAGGCTGTTACACTCAATTTATCCAAAAGTGTCATGCGATATTTTGGAGAAATATAATGTAAGTTTAGTCCCAAGAATCCATCATTGTATGATTCAATTGGTATAACCAATGGAAACCTATCATAATATGGCATGGTATCTTTTGTCTTTGGGTCATAGAAATAAAAATACATTTTACCTATAACTGACGATTCTCTTAATTTATTTCGGTCACGCATTAAAGCTGCACGAGTTGGTCTTAACTGAGCTACTTTAGATTGTAACCAAGCTCTCGCTTGATTAGAACGAGGAGTTAACCCTTCTTTTGCTAAAGAGGCTTTGATACGGTCTATTAAATATGCCATCTTCTATTTATCTCAAATGCCAAGGTCTTTTTCAGTTAGAATCTTGAACTGCCAACCATGTTCTCTACAAAACAGGTCAGCCGCTCTCCATTTTTCTTGGTTTATGGCATAAGCTGTGGCTTCTTGAATAAATGTCTTTGTTTTACGCTTTTGAGTTGGTTTTTTGGTTTGTTTTTCTGGTTTAACTTCAATGACTAAAGTGTTTTCTTTGCCGTCAGTTTGCCTGACACGAATTACGAAATCTGGATAGTAACGGTGCATCCTCTGGTCAATTGGAGATTTGTAGCGAATAGACAGTTCCTCTGACGCCCACCACAAAACATTAGGGTCAATATCTAAATGTTTCATTACTCTTAATTCCCAATTGGAACGATAGACGATATTAGCTGCATCGCCTTTGTATTTTGTTGGGTTTTTGGGTCTAAACCATCCTTTATATGACATAAATACTATCTATGCTACGAACACTAAACTACGGAATTTAACCATGTCTTTTTTCGGTCTAGGCGACATCAAGTTTAATAAACAACAAAATCAAAAATTTGGTCCTTTATCAGCTCTTGAAGGCACAGATTATCAATATAACACTTTTCGTTATCCGTTGGATGTAGGCAATTATGATAAAGGCCACTATATGGTCATTTACATTCGCACACAAAAAACAACGAAATATACCACAAATCAATCAGCTGACCAATCTATACCATTAGCGCCAGGCGCAACACAAAATTTAGGACCAGTTGACACCATATCAACTAAAGTTGGTGGTGACTTGGTACCAAAGATTAAAAGTGATAATGTATTAGCAAAAGGAACAAATGCAGTTATAGGTGGTATTAACAATGTATTTGGTCAGGCTACTGTGTTTAATGGTAATTCAGAGTCCACTCAAAATGTGCTTGATAATTCAATTAAAAAGATTACGGACAAAAGTCCTTTTGGTTTTTTAAATACAACTTCATTAACAACCGATGCAATTGCATTGTATATGCCTGATACATTATTATTCAGTCACAATCAAGTTTATGAAGGTTTAACACCAGGTAATGAAATTGCCGGTCAATTAGCTGTAGCCGCTCCAGGTCTTGTTGAATCATTTAAAAGAGGAGGTATTAAAGAAGCGTCAATTGCTGCTTTAAAGTCTGGTGCAGGACAAGTTTTTGCTAGAAATCTTGGTGCAGGACAAACAGGCCAATTAGCACTCCTTGGTTTAACTGGCGGTAAAGTAGTTAATCCTATGCTTGAATTAATTTATTCATCACCACAATTTAGAACATTTCAATATGACTTCTTCTTTTATCCAAGGTCAGAAAGAGAAGCTGAAGAAGTTCAAAAACTCATTGAAAGATTACGCTTTCATCAAGCACCTGAATTGGGATTAACTGATTCAGGAACACTAGATGGTTTATTAACACCTCCATCTGAATTTGAAATTAAATTTTATTATGGCGGTTCACAAAATCCAAATATACCACAAGTTGGTACTTGTGTGCTTGAAAGTATTGATTTGAATTATGCGCCAAATGGTTTTAGCGCATATGAAGTGCCTGGTGAAAATAAACCGTCACTTGGTAAAACAGGTATGCCTGTGGCTATTCAAATGACTTTACAGTTCAAAGAAACAACTTATCTTACAAAAGAAGATTATAGACAAGATTTACCTTCATTGAGATATTAATATGGCAAAATTATTTAATTACTATCCAAAAACATATTATACAAGTAACACAAAGGCAACAGGCCTTGATACTGTTACAAATATTATTTCTCGTTTTGGATTTGAAAAGAAGTTAAAAGATAATTCATCAGCATTTTACAAATATCAAATCAAAGATGCTGATACTCCAGAAATTATTGCTTCTAAATTTTATGATAATCCTGAAAGGCATTGGATTGTATTATTGTTTAATGATATTATTGACCCACAATTTGATTGGCCTTTAGATAACAATACTCTTATTGAATTTGTTGACACGAAATATACAGCCAACGGTGCAGCTAATACAACACCAGTTTCAGGTCTTCAATGGGCACAAAGCACTAATAACACCAAAGCATATTATAAGATTATTACAAGAACATCTTCAGATGGCACAGAGATTGAAGAAAAGTTTCAAGTAGATGCTAACACATACGCTAATGTAGCGTCTTCAAGCACATCATATACATTGAATAGTGGTGCAGTTGTAACTGAAGCCATTACCAAAGAAAAACAAACCTATTATGATTATGAAGTAGAAGTTAATGAGGCTAAAAGAGAGATTAAGTTGTTGAAAAAAGAATTTATACCTGAAGTTGAGAAAGAATTTAGACGAGTTATTAGTTTATGAGTTTTGAATTAAAAGATTCTGGCCAGTTTAAGGTCAATGAGATTATCATTGTCACAAAAGCTGGTTCAATTGACATTACAGCCATTTATTCAGAGTTAAACATTTATGATTCTCTGTTATTGCCTGTAATGAGTGGTAGCATTTTAATTACCGATTCTGTTGGCTTATCAGGCAAATTATTATTTGATGGTTCTGAAGCTATTCTTATTAACATTTCAAAAGATATTAATTCAGATAAAGCTGTATTTAAAAAGGCGTTTCGTATCCATAAACAATCTAATCGTAAGAATATAAATCAAAATAGTGAAGCTTATGTTTTACATTTTGTTTCTGATGAGTTAATGTATTCTGACCAACAAAAAGTTAATCAAAGCTTTGATACTTCATATTCTGATATTGCAGATAAGATTCTAACAAACTATCTTAAAGTTCCAAAGAAAAACCGTGCATTACATGAATCTACATCTGGTGTTCGTAAAGTTGTTATTCCAAATTTAAGACCAATAGAAGCCATTGAGTGGTGTGCCAAAAGGTCATTAGATTCTCGTAGTTCACCTAATTATGTGTTCTACAACAATATTGTTGGTTATAATTTTGTTTCATTATCCACATTATTATCATTAGAACAAATTATGGATGTTCGCCTTGAACCAAAGAATTTGAATCAAAGAAATTCAATTGAAGAATTGACTTCAGCTCGTAGTTATGAAGTTATACTTCAAAATGACAGTATAGATAAAACAAGAAACGGTGTAAATGCTGGTAAATTTATTGGTTTTGATCCAATGACTAGAATGTTTGCAAACAGAAATATTGGCTATGCTGACCACTATGATTTAATGAAACACGGAAATCCAACTCCAAATTTTACATCTATTCAGAATCGTAGCGGTCAAAAAAATGATGAAGCTTATGATTCTAAAAAAGTATTAAGCCTTTTTGGAACAGCACGAAGATACAGTAATTATATTAAACAAAATGATCCTGCTTCCATTTCAAAAGACGAAGGGTATGAAAATTATATCTTTCAAAGACGAGCTATATTTGAAAACCTTATGGCTAAAAGATTAAAATTAGTTATGCCTGGTAACTTTCAACTGACATCTGGTTTTAATGTTCACATTTCAGCACCAGCATATGCTAAAAAAGAAAAAGGTGATTCTAATGAAGATTTAAGTTTAAGTGGTAAATATATTATTGTAGCCGCAAGACATATTATTGGATACAATAAACACGAAACGATTCTTGAAGTAGCTTCAAGTTCTTCAAATAATCCATTTATTCCTACAAGTAGTCCTCAACAAAACGAATTATTATTGAATTATACTTAATATGACATCAAACGAAAACAAAGACTTTGCTGGTAAAAACGGATTTATCTGGTGGGTTGGTGTTGTTGAAGACCGACAAGACCCATTAAAACTTGGCCGTTGCCGTGTGAGATGTATTGGTTGGCATGCTGATGATAAAATGCGTTTACCAACTTCAGATTTGCCATGGGCTATGCCATCACTTCCAACAAATAATCCAAATCCATATGCACCAAAAGAAGGCGATATGGTTTTTGGTTTCTTTATTGATGGTGAGAACGCACAAGAACCAATCATTCTTGGAGTATTTCCTAATATCCCACTAAAAACACCTAATGCACAAGAAGGCTTTAATGACCCTAGAACAGGTGACCAATTAACATCAGCACCAGTTAAACCAAATGAATCACAAACAGGTTATCCAAGGCAATTAGATGAACCAACCACATCACGCTTGGCAAGAAATGAAAGCATTGATGATTCTATTGTATCACAAAAAAAGGCAAAGAAAGCTTCACGGGTAGAACCAGAACCATATTACAATGCCACTTACCCATATAACAATGTATATGAGAGTGAATCAGGACACGCCCTAGAGTTTGATGACACAAAAAATAATGAAAGAATACACTTGTACCATCGGTCGGGTTCATATGTTGAATGGGGACCTGCTGGAGACCGTGCTGAACGCATCCAAAAAGACAAGTTTAGTGTAATTGTTGGTAACGATTCAGTTTATGTTCAAGGTAATGTTAATTTGTATGTGGATGGTAATGTAAATTGGAAAGTTGCCGGTGATTTTAACCTTACCGTAGGTGGTGCCTTTAATGCGAGTGTTGGCTCAAAAACAGAAACAATCAAGGGCGATTCAAATATAAGACATAATGGCAATTATCGCCGTTGGATTGGTGGTAATTTCTATGAAAGAAGACAGTCTGGTAAAACAGATTATTCATGTCCAGCTGATACAAGAACTGGTGGAACAGATTGCTCGGATGTTAATTCCGCTTCCGAGGTAGAATAAATAGAACATGGCTACAGTAGATATAGATAACGCAAGGTCTTTCAAAGATTTGGATTTGAATTTCACTATTCATCCTGTTAAGAAAGACATCAATACGCATAAGAACGAATATGCAATTATTAATGCGGTTAAAAACTTGGTTTTAACCAACCATTATGAACGACCATTTCAACCAGAGATTGGCAGTAATATACGCCGTCTTTTATTTGAAAATGTAGATGCGGTTACAGCTTCTCAAATTGAAAGAGAGATAGTTGAAACTATAACTAACTTTGAACCTCGTGTTCAAATATTCAAAGTTAATGTTTTACCTGATCCTGATAATAATGGTTTCAAAGTAGAACTAGAATTTTTTGTGATTAACAATCCAAGCCCAATTACGATTAACTTTTTCCTAGAGCGGATTAGATAAAAATGGTAGACCGTTTAAGAATTACCGAACTTGATTTTGATACAATCAAATCAAACTTAAAAACATTTCTAAATCAACAAGCAGAATTTACTGACTATGACTTTGAAGGTTCTGGTCTTTCTGTGTTAATTGATTTATTGGCTTATAATACTCATTATAACGCTTATTATCTTAACATGGTTGCGAATGAGGCTTTTCTTGATACAGCATTATTAAGAGATTCAGCGGTATCACATGCTAAAACTCTAAATTATGTACCTCATTCAGCTAGAGCGCCAGTAGCAATTATTGATTTTACCGTAGAATCAAATACAACCACTTCAGCTACAATGACCTTAAATGAAGGCTTTTCATTTTTATCAAATCAAATTGATTCTAAATCATATAACTTTGTGGTATTAGATGATGTAACTGTAACAAAATCAAACACAGAGTTTGTATTTGAAAACCTTGAAATTTACGAAGGCCAATTAGTATCTTATAATTTTACATATAATCAATCATCAAATCCAAAACAAATATTTACACTACCTGATGATAATATTGATACAACTACACTAAAAGTAACTGTAACTCCAAACGCAGGTAACACAGCTACCACAGTTTATAATAAAGTAACAGAAATATTAGACATTGATGCTACATCTGAAGTATTTTTCTTGCAAGAAGAGCGCAATGGCAAATATCAAATTTATTTTGGTAACGATGTTGTTGGTAAATCACTAGCAGACGGTTCAGTAGTAACTGCAACATATCTTCTTACAAACGGAGAAGCTGCAAACAAAGCAAATAACTTTGTAGCAACAGCTTCAGTTGTAGATTCATTGAATAACTCACTTACAGATTTTACTATTAATCCAATAAGTGCAGCGTCTGGTGGTTCAGCAAGAGAATCTGTGGATGATATTAAGTTTTCAGCTGCAGCTCAATTCTCAACACAAAATCGTTTAGTGACATTCAAAGATTATGAATCATATATTCTAAACAACTATCCAAACCTTGATTCTGTTTCTGTGTGGGGTGGAGAAGAAAACACACCGCCCGTTTACGGTAAAGTATTTGTGTCACTTAAACCAACTAATAATTATTTTATTTCAGAAACAGAAAAACAAAGAATTATTGATGAAATCATTTCACCTAAATCTATTGTAGCTGTTCAAACTGAAATATTGGATCCAGAATATCTTTATCTTATTATTGAAAATTCTGTTCAATATGATAGTAAGAAAACTACAAGCTCAGAAACTGCAATTAAACAAATAATTCGTGATGCTATTTTAGGATATCGTGACCGTGAATTGAATAAATTTGGTGCTCGTTTTATTTTATCTAAATTACAAGACGATGTTGATGAAACAGATATGAACTCTATTCTTGGTTCAGAAACCGTTGTTCGTGTTCAAAAACGATTTGAACCTTCACTTAATTCTAGTCAAGCTTATACAATTAACTTTAATGTGCCTTTACATCGTGGTACTATTTCAAACAAGTTAGTTTCATCTGAATTTGTTGTAAATGATTCTAATGGTATTGCAAGAACGGTTACATTTGAAGAAATACCACAATCCTATTCAGGCATATCTTCAATTTCTATTTCAAATCCAGGTACAGGTTATACAACTGCACCTACTGTTACAATTACAGGTGATGGTGTTGGTGCTACTGCGACCGCTACAGTTGTCAACGGTTCAATTCAAAGTATTGAAGTCACAAATCGTGGCATTGATTATACTCGTGCTATTGTTACAATATCTGGTGGTAATGGGTATGGTGCAACAGCTACGGCTGTCATTGATGCAAGAACTGGTGCATTAAGAACAATCTATTATGACACAAATGCTGAACGACAAGTTGTTGATTCTACAGCTGGTGCGATTGATTATGATAGTGGCATTGTAACAATCAATGATATTAATATTCGTTCGGTAGTTACTTCTGACGGACTCATTCGTTTGTCAATTGAAGCAGAAAAAGGACAGAAAAAGGAATTATACAATCAGTTCGTAATACAATTATTACGGTTGATGAAGAAGACCCAACATCTATCGTAACAACACTTGAAGCTATTTAATGTCTGATTTAAAAACCTCATTACTTGTTAATCGTCAAGTTCCTGAATTTATTCGGGAAGAATATCCTCTATTTGTAACATTCCTAGAAGCCTATTATGAATACCTTGAAACACAACAAGGCACTCAACTCAATGATTTAACAGCCAAAGCAAAAGATTTAAAATATCTTTCTGATGTTGATTCTTCTATTGATGATTTTGAAACAAGTTTCTTTAATAGCTACGCTACACTTATACCTAGAGATGTTCAAGTAGATAAAGCATTTCTTATTAAAAATGTTTTACCTTTATATTTGTCAAAAGGTTCAGAGGGTGCATTTAAGTTATTATTCAGGATGCTCTTCAATGATGAAGTTGAAGTTCTTCTACCAAAAAACAATGTTTTAAGAGCATCTGATGGTAAATGGACAATTGACAATGTTCTTCGTATTGAAACAGATATACGAAGCCTTTACACAGCGAGAGGTAACACATCTGTTAATGCTGTTGCTTCAGGTAACACCACATTTTTACTAGCACAACAACCAACTGACGGTGATATTTCAGTTTATGTAAATGATGTATTAAAAACAGAACTAACTGATTATTATTTCCGTAAAGAAACCAAAAAACTTATATTCTATACTGCACCTGCAGCTAATTCAGAAGTTAAGGTTGTATATTCTGATTTCAATATTGAATTACTGAATAATCGTAAAGTAACTGGTGTAACTTCTGGTGCAACAGCACTAATTGAAAAAGCCACAAAAAGAATTATTACCGACCAATTAAACCTTGGTTTCCCATTTGAATTATTCATCAATGAAAAAACACTTCTTGGTTCATTTGAACAAGGAGAATTAGTTCAAGTAGATATAGTTGCTGATGATAATTCTCTTATTACATTAGAAGCCGATACATTCTCTTTTGTTAATCGTATTAATGTTATTCAAGGCGGTGCAAGTTATAATGTAGGTGATGTTGTTACAGTTACGGGCGGTGGTGCTGAAGAAGACGCTACTGCTATTGTTGATGATGTTGTTGAAGGATATATTGATGCTATTGTAGTTAATTATGGTGGTGCTGGTTTCGCTGATGGCGGTGACATTATTGTATCAGGAATTGCACCTCTTTTATTAGACCTGGCAATTGATGGTGTTGATGCTACGGGTGTAGCTAATTCAACATCAAATACTTACACAGTCAACAATGATGTAATTGCAGATTATGCTAACACACTTATTTCTGCCTCTGACTATGGTTTTCCAAGCACAATTATTCCTGCTGGTGAAAATGTAGCTACCGTTCTTGCTGATGCACTTACTTCATTAGAATTAACAAACCTTGGTCCAATTACCAATGTTATTGTTCTTTTCTCAAACACAAATACAACCATCTCACCAACATTAGATGCTTTTGGTGCAACATATACAGCTGGTAATAATACATTCAGTATTAAAACAAATGGTTCAGTAGGTCGTATTAGAATCAATAATGGCGGAACAGGATATGCCGTTGGTGATGAAATCAATTTTGGTTCTAACCCATTAGGAACAAATGGTCGTGGTGCAGCTGCGGCTGTCAAAGCAGTATTAGCCAATGGTCAAATTACACAAATTGAGATTCAACCATCAAGAATTACAGGAACAGCCAATATCTTAAATAATACATCTCAACTTATTGGCACAGGAACAAACTTTGGCACAGATATTAGAGTTGGTGATAGAATTATTATTAACAATGAAAGCCGCTATATCAATTCTATTTCAAACACAACTCATGCAAATGTCAATGTGAACTTTACTTCTACCGCTACAGGTAAAAAAGTGGGCCGCTATGGAGTTTATCCTATTGGTGGTGTAAGTTATACACAAGGTAATTTCCCAACAGTTTCAGTATCATCTATCGCTGGTGTCAATGCTAATATTGAAATTACATCAACTATGAGTAATGGTGAAACATTAACACCATTTATTGGTAATACACAACCTGGTCAAATTGTAAGTATCAAGGTGTTAAGTGGTGGTTCTGGATATGAATACATTCCACAGGTTGATTTGACCGGTATTGGTAACGGATTAGCTACTGCAAACGCACAGATTGAAGCTGGTTATATAACTCTACCTGGTCGTTGGACAACTTCAGATTCTATTCTTTCTACCTCTGAAAGAAAACTACAAGGTCGTGATTACTATGTAGATTATTCATATGTAACTTCTTCACTTACAGAATTTGCAAAATATAAGGCTATATTAAAACAACTCATGCACCCAGCTGGTTTTATAAACTATGCTGATTTGAATGAGTTTGCAACTATTACCTCAAATACAATTACAATTTCTACCACTTCAGCCAATACAATTTCAGGTACTGTAGCTATTACAAACGGTTCTATCTATGTGACTGGTACTAACACTAAATTCAATGTGGCTAATACAAGAGGTATCTTTACGATTGGTTCTAATGTGTCTATCAATGGCGTTATTAGAACAGTTGGTAGCATCATAAGTAATACAAACCTTGCGGTTACTTCTGCATTTACTTCAAATGCAAGCGCACAAACTCTTATTATATTGACATAAATAAAGACCATGCCATCAATAACTACTAAAAAACTAGGTTATAATAACGCCAAACTGTGGCGTAATGCCTTATACAATTCGGGTGCAACCGATCCAGTTCTCTATATTTTTATAGGCAATCATGTTGCGTATGCAAATGAAGCTTCACCAGATTCTATTGTGGACACAATTGATGCTGAAAAAGATGTATGGGATAACATGTATGCAGCCAAGAAACTAACTGCTAATGATATTGAATTGGTTATTCCTAGAGTTAATTGGTCAGGCAATACTAAATTCCGTCAATATGATGATACCATTACTATTAGTAATTTACTAAGCTCTAATACTTCACAAAATTTAAAACCAATGTATATCATTACTTCAGAGCGTAATGTATATAAATGTATGTCTAATAATGCCTCTGCTAATTCAACAGTAGAACCTACAGGTGATTATTCAACTTCAAATGGTAATATTGCTACTGCTGATGGTTACATTTGGAAATACATGTATAATGTCAAACCATCAAACAAGTTCTTAACAACAGATTGGGTTCCAGCACCAACTTCAACAAATCAATTAGATTATAATGTTGACAATACAGGTGTGGTTGATGGTGAATTAACCTCAATTGTTGTGACTGCTGCTGGTACAAATTATCGTCAAGCCTCTAATGTAGCAGTTAATGGTTTTACTTCAGGTCAAACAACACTCACTTTGGCCAATACTGCTCTTATTTTACAGATTTTTAATGTAACAGCTCTTGCTAACCTTGCCAATATGACAATCTCTGGCACAGGTATTGCAACTGGTACATATATTAGTAATACTGCAAACGCAACGGGTGTTTTAACATTATCAACAGCTACAACAGCCTCTGGTGGCAATACAAGTAATGTTACGATTTCAACCAGAGTTTATATTGATGGTGACGGAACAGGTGTGATTGCATCCGCTACACTTTCAAATACAACTTCAGGTGTATCATCAGCCAATGCGAATGTATCAAAGATTACAGTTACCACAATCGGTACAGGATATTCAAGAGCAAATGCTTTCATTTATGGTTCAGGAACAAATGCAACAGCTCGTGTGATTCTTTCACCCAAATATGGTCACGCCTATAATCCTGCAAAAGAATTGGGTGCTTCAAACATTATGACAGCTACTCGTATAGGTGAAATTGATTCTACTGAAGGTGGTTTAATCTCATCAAATACTTCTTTCCGTCAGTATGGACTTCTTGCCAATCCGCATAAATACGGTAATACATCGGCAGTAACTCAAGCAACAGCTAATTCTGTAATTTCACAGACCACAGATTTAACGCTAGTTGCAGGTTCAAGTTATACTTTAGACGAATATGTTTACCAAGGAAGTTCAGCAAGTGATGCTACTTTCTATGGTTATTTGAACGCACAGACATCTAATGAAGTTCAAATAAGTAAGGTTCAAGGAACAATAACAATTGGTCTTCCATTAGTTGGTGCAACATCTGGTGTGTCCAGAGTTGTGATTACTAAAACTAATCCAGAATTCCAACCATATAGTGGTGATATTCTTTATGCCGAGAATATCCTTAAAACAGAACGAGAAGATGGCCAGGCAGAAAATATTAAATGTGTTGTTAGATTTTAGAGGAAATAAATGAGTATCAATACTAATTTTAATGTGAATCCATACTATGATGACTTTGATGAAGATA